CTTTCGGATCTTGTTTCGGGGGTGTTTTGATGATCATCGTCTTCGATCTTGACGGGACGCTTTGTCGAACGGAATGCGATCGATATGCTGAAGCGGTCCCGATCCGGGAAAGGATCGATCTGGTCCGTCGACTTCGGGAAGCTGGTCATCAGATCATTATCGAGACGGCGCGGGGATCTGGATCCGGGGAAGACTGGCGCGTCACGACGCTTCATCAGCTAACATCATGGGGATTGGAAGTCGATCAGCTGCGAGTGGGGAAGAAGATCCCCGGCGATCTATACATCGATGATCGCGGAATCGGGGCTGACGACTTCTTTCGACTGGCCGAACTGGGGGTGATCAAGTGACCGACAAACCGAAGGCTGTGAACATCGCGGATCGAGTGAAGTCCTTGCGACGCTTCAAGCCGGAACAGATCAAGGCGCATCCGGACAACTGGCGACTTCATGGCGACGATCAGCGATCCGGATTGATCGGTCTGCTGGAAGAAGTCGGCTTCGCCGGTGTCAATCTGGTGTACGATTCAAAGCGCCACGGTGGGTGGACTGTCATCGATGGTCATCTTCGGCAGGACATCGTCGAAGACGGATTCAGGATTCCTTGCGTCGTCCTGGATGTGACGGACGACGAAGCCGATCTGCTGCTGGCGACACACGATCCGATCGCGGAGCTGGCGACATCGAATCAAGCAGCATTGCATTCGCTGCTCGAAAGTATCGGACCGCGGGGTGAAGCTACAGAGGTTTTGCTGGATGAACTGAAACGAACTAAACTAGGACAGGTTGCAACGCTTGGCGCTGAGTTAGACGAATCGATCGCTGATGGAATCAGCGTCTGAATCTGTCCGATCTGCAAACATGAACATGCCAAAACCGACGGTGATTAGCCTGTTCGCCGGATGCGGCGGATCAAGCCTCGGCTATAAGATGGCCGGATTCGATGTGCGCCTAGCGGTCGAGTGGGATGCGAAGGCTGTGAAGACATACAAACATAATTTCCCAACAACAACGGTATTTCATGGTGATGTCTGCGCGCTAACGGATACTTCGGCGATACAACTATCGAAAGTCAAGTCTGGCGAGTTGACGATTTTAGACGGTTCGCCACCGTGTCAAGGTTTCAGTATGGCTGGAAGCAGAATGGTCGGCGACAATCGCAACAGGTTATTCGAACAATATATTCGACTGCTGGATGTTATTAAGCCGCAGTCGTTTGTGATGGAGAACGTCGGCGGGTTGGTAAGCGGTAAGATGAAACTTGTATTTGCTGAAATGACGTCAGCACTGAGGAATACAGGATATAGAATATCGTGCCGACTACTAAATGCCGCATGGTACGGGGTTCCGCAGGATCGCAAACGAATCATCTGGATCGGAATCAGAAACGATCTGAATTGCATCCCATCACATCCGACACCGACTGTTAGTCGTATTCTAGGGGTGCGCGAAGTACTATCGCATATGGATGGAATGACTAGTGGATGGCGGAGTGAAATTAAGAATGCTCGATACAATAACGAATTCAGAACAACCGACAAGCCATCGCCAACGTTGAACGCGTCACAACCTCCACTGATTCGGGACGGGAATGGTTCACGATATATAAATGTAGCGGAAGCGAAGATACTGCAGGGGTTTCCGGACGACTTCACGGTCGACAGTTACAAGCAGATCGGCAATAGTGTCCCGCCGCCGATGACAGAAGCGATCGGCCGACATATTCTGGAACTACTAAATGGCAAAGCGCGGAAGAAAGCCTGAACCGACTGAACTGAAACTGGCGAAGGGAACCTATCGAAAGAATCCGCAGCGACGGAATCACGACGAACCGGAAGTCGCGAAAGGTATCCCGGATCAACCTGACGGACTGGACGAAATCGCGATCGCTTGCTGGAAGGATACTTGCCAGCAGATGGAAGACATGCGGACGCTATCCCCGGTCTTCGCGAAAGCGATCGAACAATACTCGCGAACATGGTCGCAGCTGAAACAAGTCGAAACGATGGTTGCTGACACCGGGATCGTGTTGGTCGTTCAGAAGACGGACGGGACTGTCGAGACACGGCGGAATCAGTTCACGCTGGAAATGCACAAGCTGGCAGATCGTCTATTGAAGATTCAAGCGGAATTAGGGCTGACACCGTCGTCGAAGTCTTCCGTCCGCGCCAGCAGACCGAAAGGAATCCCGGTCCGCGAAAGGGGCTGATCGTGAAAGATTCGACAGACTTGATCTGGCTTAACATAGGGCGAAATGGTCGCGGCGAATATTCGATCCTGCTCGGCGACGGGCATCGTTTCGTTGTAGTGCTAGATCACATTCGAACAAAAGCAGATGCGCGTAGAGCGATGTCGCGATTCAAGCGCAACTGGCATAAGTCCGGATTCGATGTGAAAGGACAGACACTTCGATGTCTAGAGCGGTGTTGTTATGAACAAGCCGAAGATCGATCGCGAAACGCGGAACTGGATCCGCAACGCAGCTGACGAAATGGCGGCTCGGCGCGGATGCCGATTCGATCCGGAGCGCGGTCAGTTCGTCATCGACTTCGCGACGAACTATCTGAAACTGTACGAAGGCGACTGGGCTGGTCAGCCGCTTGTGCCACATGACTGGCAGATCGAAGCGACGATGCGGTTGTTCAGTTGGATCCGATGGTCTGACAAGTGGAAACGTCTGATCCGGCGCTTCCGTGTCGCGTCGATCTGGATCCCGAAGAAGAACAAAAAGTCGCCTACTTTGGCGTGGTGGGGTTTGTATCTGCTGTGCGCGGACGGCGAGCAGGGTCAGAAAGTCTTCTTCGGTGCGAAGGACGGATCGCAAGCCCGCGAAATCGCCGTTAAGCACGCGGTCGAAATGGTCTATGCTTCCGATGATCTGCTGGAAGTCTGCACGGTCAACAAGACGCTGGCGCAGATCACACACGAACCGACGCGATCGATCCTTCGTCCGGTCAGTTCGGCAGATGCCAAGTCGCAGAAAGCGAAAGAAGGGATCAACGGTTCGTTGCTGATTGACGAAACCCATGTCGTTGATCGCCGCTTCATGGACCGCGTGAAGCGCGCCGGGATCAGCCGATCGGAACCGCTACAGATCGAAGCGTCGACCGTGGGCGATGACGATCAGTCGTATGGCTTTAGCCAATGGGACTACGGGAACCAAGTCAACTCTGGCGCGATCGATGACGATCAGTTCCTGTTCATGCACTACGGGATCCCGGACGAAACGACTGACGCACAGATCATCCGGTCGCCGGTCAAGTTCGGACGGATGGCGAATCCAGCTTGGGGGACAGTGATCGACAAGCAAGAGTTTCGGACCGATCTGAACAGTTCCAAACAGTCCCGATCCGAATTCGGAATGTTTAAGATGTACCGGCTGAACCAATGGCAACGAACTTCGAATCCGTGGTTGCTGATGGATCGCTGGGACGACTGCGGATCAGCTTTCAAGCTGGAAGACTTGGAAGGCGAACACTGTTGCGCCGGTCTGGATCTGTCCAAAACGCGGGATATGTCTTCGCTTGTTCTGGCTTTCAAGTTCGACGAAGTCGTGTCGATCGTGCCGTTCTTCTGGTTCCCGGAGAATGTCGCACGGGACAAATCGCACCTTGCGAACTATCTGGACTGGATCGGCGACGGTCATCTGTGGACAATTCCCGGTGACGTTATCGATCAGCGATTCATCCTGCGAGACATCCGCGACAAGATCCTGCCGATCGTCACGATCGATCAGCTGGCATACGATCCGATGTATGCGGAAGAACTGACGGCGACGCTGGAAGATGAAGACGGGATCGAGCGGATCGAGTTTCCGCAACGAATCACGGAGTTCGCAGAACCGACAGCGGACTTCGAACGGATGGTCATCGGTGGCGAACTAGAACACAATCGAAACCCTGTCATGTCCTGGCAAGCGGGACATGCGCAAGTCCGGATCGATGTCAACGCGAACAAGCGACCAGTGAAGCCGAACGATGACACGCACAAAAAGATCGACGGAATCGTCGCGGCGATCATGGCTGTGTCGCGGGCGCTTGTCTTCGAACCGGATGACACCGAATCCGTGTACAAACGGCGGGGAGTCCTCACGGTCAAATGATCACATCGCTTCTTCGCGACACCATCGGGCTGGCAGGGATCACAGCGATCGCCGTGGGGCTGTGGCAACTCTCGCCACCGATCGCACTGATTGTCGTCGGCTCGATCGGCTTTCTGACTTACATCGTCGGCGAACTAAGGACACGACCAGATGATTCTGCAAAAGCTACTCGGCGGACCGCTGAACGCGATCACGTTTGACGGAGTGCATCCACGGGATCCGGTGGTCGCTCGTTGGTTCGCGAAGTTCAATAAGACATCGTCCGGGATTAGTGTCAACGAAGATTCGGCGCTAGGTTATGCAGCTGTCTGGAAAGCGGTGAACCTGATCGCCAACGATGTCGGTCGTCTTCCGTGTCGCATATACGAACGACAGGACGATGGCGGACGGATCCGGGCGAAGGATCATCCGTCGTACATGACGATCGCGAGGCGAGTCGGTCAGGGTAGCGACACCTTCACATTCCGAAAGACGCTGCAAGCGCACGCGCTGTTGTGGGGAAACGGTTACGCCGAGTTGCAGCTGAACAATGCTGGCGAAGTGATCGGGATGCTTCCGCTTCTTCCCGATAGAACTTTCCCGCGAATCGACAACGGGCGTCTTCTGTACTTCACGATGGTCGACGGTCGACACGTTCCGCTGGACGCTGACAGGGTCGTCCATATAAAGGGACTCGGCTTCGACGGGATCAAGGGATATTCGGTCGTGCAGTATGCAGCTGAATCGCTGGGGCTGGGGCTGGCAGCGCGCCGCTTCGGTTCCAACTTCTTCGGTCAAGGCGCGAACAGCAGCGGGATTCTGCAACATCCTGACGCGCTATCCGAAGAAGAAGAAAAGAACTTGAAAGACTCTTTCAACAAAGAGGTGGGCGGACTCGGCGAATCACATCGGGCGATCGTCCTGGAAGAAGGGGCGAAGTTTATCCCGCTGACGATCCCGCCTGAACAAGCGCAGTTCCTTGGTACTCGCGAGTTCGAAGTCCGCGAAGTCGCTAACTGGTTTGGCGTTCCCGCGTTCATGTTGGGCGATCCGACACGCACAAGCTACAATTCGCTGGAACAGGAACGCCAGCAATACTTGGACACCGGACTCGATCCCTGGCTTGTCACTTGGGAATCTGAACTTGACGAAAAGGTTCTGACCGACGAAGAACACGAGACAGAATCACACTTCGTCGAATTCGGTCGCGATGCGATCCTGCGAGCTGATTCGAAGACTGCTACCGAGAATCTGATCAGCGAAGTGAACAACGGAACGCTGACGCTGAACGAAGCGCGGGCGATCAAGAACCGTCCAGCTTACGGTCCGGAAGGCGATCGACGAAGGATCCCCACGAACATCGGATTCGAAGACGACGATCAGCATAGCAGCGAAGACAGTGGATTCCAGAATCGCATCGCGAGTCGTCGGGCTGAACGGGATGTACGGTCGATCCTGAACCGGATCGAAGCGCAAGCGACGAAGGCGACGAAGGACGGACGGCTTCGCTTCGAACAGTGGGCGCGGACGAACATCTTGTCATTCGCTGACGCAACCTGCGAACTGCTGGACGCTTTCCGCCAGATGGCGACAGGGGATCCAGGGGCGACAGCACGGGCGATCGTCCTGGACTGGCTGGAATCAATTCGGATTGACTTGGAATCGCTGACCGGCGAAGACTGGAAAGCGGAAGCGGCTGCGATGTTCGACACGCGGCAGCAGACCGATCCGACACTGATCGCAAACTTGATCACCACGACGAAAGGACGCGACAATGAATATGGCACAAACGAAGATCATAGAACGCTGGCGGAATCATAATCGGAAGATCCGCGATCAGTTCGATCAGCCAGTTCCGAAAGCGTTCCTACGATGGAACAACAGCAAAGGCGAAAGCGGCGCGACGGTTTGGCTGTACGACGTTATAGGCAAGGACTTATGGGGCGACGGGATCAGCGCCAGCGAAGTCGCTGAACAGTTGCAAGGGATCGGCGAAGTCGATCAGCTGAATGTCCGGATCAATAGTCCGGGCGGATTCGTGACCGAAGCGACGGCGATCTTCAATATGATCGATCAATTCGACGCGGTAAAGGTCTTCGACATCGACGGGATCGCAGCATCCGCAGCGTCTTGGCTTCCGATGGCAGGCGATCATATACGGATGGCGTTTAACGCTACGCTAATGGTGCATGATCCGTGGTCGATGGTT